CCAACTCTTAACTCTGTTATATTTGGTGCAATAACCACGGACGTAATTATCAAATCTAAACTAAACGATTGTTTGAATCTATCTAATCCCGAAAAACTGAATGAAGCTCTGAACGCTTCCAGCATCTCTAATTGTTCAGGGGTTAAGCCGCCGCCCCACCCCAGCTCCCCAACTTCAACCCATCGCCCAGTTGCATCACCATTATCATTTGGTTTAATCCCAGAGTTTGCGCTGGAACTATATTCATAAACTTTAAAATCGCTTAAATTAACGGCATTATTACCTTCAATATATCCTGTAACGGATTGGATTTCGCTCTCGTTTAAGAAAAACACTTTTGAAAGCCCCCCCTCTTGGACTACCACTTTCTGACCTTGATACTCCCATTTTCCTGTAGGGTTAGTAATTATATCATAAAGAGAATCTTCTGGACTTACTCCATAAGGGGTTTCTACCCTACTCCGATAAATAGCTGCATCGTGGAAAATTGGATTTGGAGACGAAGTGTTTGTATAAGAAACGAATACATTTCCAGCGGGATAGACTTCATACTCATCCCATACCGTAGTGTTGTCTGGCGTGATCACCTCGCTGTCTGATAGGTACGCTTTTATTTGCTCAAACAACTTTTCTACAGTTATATTCAAGCCCCCTTGCACGCTTTTTTCACCCGCTGCAATCCTCTGCCCTAATGCAAGCTCATTGACTAAATCCTGTCCGAATAATTCTTTTGGCATAACTTTTTATCTTAATGTTCTCTTAACGCCCTTAAATCGTGGAATAAACGGTTTTCTGATTTGAGAGTTCCAATATGGATAATCTGAGCAGTTTAAATAACGTTTAATCAACTCCCATTCCATCATGGCAATATCTCTTGCATCCGTTTGAAGCCGCTTAACCTCGCCATTGGCTAGAGATTGAGACTCCTCTCTATTTTTCTTTACAACTCCCGTAAATGATTCTGAAAAAGGAGACACTCCTACGAATCTGGCATAATTAAAATAAGCAATCACGAAATTCAACCCCTTAAAAGTGACTCCATTATCAAAAGTGCCACCCTCAAGTAATATCTTATTTTTCGGCTCTGTTCGATTCGCCTGTAAATCCTGCAGGAACTCGTAGCCTAATAAAGAAACCAACTCTTTTGATTCAACTTCACTCGCTAACTGTTCATAATTGGTAAGCCCATCAACTACTTTTTTTTGATTTGCCCAATTTAAAACAATTGGTTTTATTTTATTCTGATTCTCTAAGGAAAGTAGCATATTAAGCAAGTGTTAAAGGTTCAATATCCCAATTATCATTATTTTGTAAAATAGTATTATCGAAGTTTTTATAAATTTCCCTAAATGATTTGGAAATATGCTCACGGTCTCCACGTGTCAGTTCATTGTAGAAATTGACGGCTTGGACAATGGCTTCACCAGACGTTGTTCCCAATTGCCCAGCTTCGTAATCGATTAGCACCTCTGGAATACCTCTAACTGATTTTCTAATATTGTTTGCAAGACCTTTTTCCCAACTGTCGAACAATTTAGGGTTAGCATTTGATTTTAAATTTTCAACTCTAAACGAACCTGACTGCATGACCTCCCCAGATATTGGATCAATATCATCTTCCAAGACTATTACAGGATCACCATCGGGACCAAGTTGTTTTTTTACATCGTTTAAAAAATCTTCCGCTTCCTCATCAGTTCCACCCGCTGCCACTCGCATAATGATTTTATCAAAAAAACCATCTCGAATCTGCTTATTTTTAAATAGTGAAATCTGCCCTTCCGTGTCGCAATCTAAGTAAGTGGGATCAAATGGAGATAACGGATAAAAAAATTGTTCATCCAAGAAGCTGAAATAAACTTGCCCTGAATACTTCTTAATCCCACCCGAATTTTTTACCTGCTCTTGCCAAACTTCAGGGACTAAGTTAAATACATCATACGTTCTCGCATCCGCAACTTTAAAACCGCCTAAACTTCTATCTTTTGCCCAATTTGGGTGTTCTAATATTTTAGCAGAATATCCCCGACCATCGACCATTGAAAATCTGCAATTTTTAAAGGCTTTTAGATGTGTGCTTTTTATTCTTCCATCCAATTTTATATTTGAGTGGATATAGTAGCCATTGAAGTAAGCTACACTATTAGCAACTTGACCTAAAATCGACTGCATCGAAATTTTTTTACCACGTGGATCGTATCCGACTGTAATATCGTTTATTTCTTTGTTAACGAAACCTACACCAGCTAAAAATCTTGAATACATTGAAGCGGCGGCCTTGGCTGTTACCGACCCATTTATTAACCCCTCCATGAGTTGAGGGTAATCATTGTCAGCTCCGAAAATCATCAACCCTTTAACATTGTCATTCAATTTTCTAATTGTACGATCAATTTTAATAGTAGTTTCGTTCCCGACTTCACTGGCTGCTAATCTTTTACCTCTCTTCATTTTTTGAGATTAAAATTTCCTTACTTACTTTTTTTCTTGTATTCTTTCTTTGGCTCCTCTGACACCACCTTTTGAGGTGTTGACTCTTTTACTTCTTTTGCCTGTGTAACACCCTCATCAAGTTCTATTTTTGTCTGATAACCTGCTGGCAATTTTTTAAAATCTTTGTTTTTCAAAGCTCCATTTTTCAACAATTCAAGGGCTCTCTCATCAGTAAGATTTTCAGAAGAAATATGACCGTTCAATATCCTCGAATATTTTATGCCGTTCCAATTAGGCACGTTTATACTCTCTTTTTTTTTGTTGTATTCTGCTGCCTTTTCCATTCCACTTTTTTTAAGTTGATAATAATATTTTTTTTGTGATTGAGAGCAACCTCTAGGCGCTGCGCCATTCAAGTACAAAACAGAATAGCACCTAAGAAGTTGCATAGACAAAGAGCCATCCAACAACACATCTTTAAGTTCTTTATCAATTATCTCTTTGACTTTTTCAATCATTACAATCCTGTTTCTAAGCTCTCAAGTAAGGTCAATGTAGTAGGGTAGTCAGTATCTAATAACGTATAGTTACTAAATGGTTCTGTATCCCCGTCTAAGGTTGTTAATTCAAGGCTCCTCACTCCGTTATCGGTATTGGCTCGCATCGTGTCGGTTGATGGGTATAATCCCGCCTTTAATCCAAAAATACGGAAAACACCATCACCATCATCTGTTTTGTCTTTCGATTCGACAATTACGACTAGATCTTTTAGATTATCTAAATTCTCAACTTTTGCAGCTGTAAATTCAAACCCTTGGAAGCTGAAAAAATGGGTAAACCTGTCAGGTCTATTCTCACTAACCACTCTGTCAAAACCCGAATCTAATAAGCGTTTAACGCCCGTAATTGAGAACAATTTAACCCCCGATGAAGCATCACCGACTAAGGCTAAATCATTAACCAAAGATGGGTTATCAGTATCGTAAGTCGGCTCTAACTCCTTCCTATTACCTATCCAAGCCTTGACCTCATTTCCACCTGTGCCCGCTGTATTGCAATCGGAAACAATGTCGTCTTTTATTCCTAACAAACAATCTCTCATATCTTTGTAGTTAAAGGGCGGTCGTTGATTGACCGCCCAAATTATTAATAAGCTACTGCAATCTCGCTCTCAAGTAGGATTTTCATGTCCAATTTGTAAGCAACATCGATGTAGTGCTTTTTGTCTTTAAAATCGTAGAAAGAACGAAGTTCACTCATCGACTGCTCGTCAGATGTTCCAATTGGAATGTTGGTCAACCTACTCAATATCATTCGGTGTGGTAGATAGTAGGTAGCTCCAAGATCATGATATGCACGTATATTTCTATCCCAATCATAACGGATTGTGATTGGAATGCCACGATAAGACCATTTCGAAACTTTCCCCTCTTCTGCTCGCTGCAATGTGAAAGCCAATGACTTATCTTCTAAATACGCCACGTAATTGGTGTGCATTGATCTAGTCATTTGAAATTCTAACCCCCCATCTGCAAAAGCTTCTGCGGAAATATTGTCGAATAAGTCACGCATTGCATTGATAGTCGTGTCCGCACCTAGAACCAACTGTAAGGCTTTTGTTGCTTCCCCATTTTCCGAAATGGTATGTCGGTATATCTTAGCTGCTCCCGCTTGGTCAGTAAACACTTGTTTCCACAAGCCGTTTATTGAATTGAAATAATCAGCATCAACACCAGCGGTCAACACCTCCGACCCTGAACCACTTCCCACAATGGACGCATCTTTATCTCCAAAAGAAGAGAATCTGTAGATCGACTCCATCGTAGCATCTAATGCTCTTTGCTCGATAAACGCCAACATCTCGTCGTCAATATCCTCCCACGTTCCAGCGGCTTTCATTGACTTTCTCCAAACTTTTAAAAGGTTCGGAATAG